TATGATCTCAACAACCCAAAACTCCAGGAAATTCGCAGACGAGTTGAGGCGTCAATTGCGCGTCTTGAGAACGGTGAGGTTCCAGATGTCGTTTTTATGGATTTGATGAAAGACGAGAATCGTCCTAATGAGTCCGTCGACGCAATGAAGACTCGTTTGATTGCTGCGTGCCCTTTTGAGTGGACAATCATCTACAGGATGTATTATGGTGCTGTTTGTAACGACATTATTGAAGGCCGCATTGACAATGAGTGCTGTGTTGGGATTAACCCGCATGGTGACGAATGGGATTATTTGGCGCGGACCCTCAAAAAGTACGGCAAGCACGCCGTTGCTGGCGATTTCAGCTCATTTGACAATAGTCAGACTTGTCAAGCTATTGAAGCCACAATGAGTGTCATGAACCGGCTCACTGGTCTTACTGGTGAGAGAGACCAAATGGTGCTAAAGGGGCTTTCACTTACTTTATCGCAAGCCCAGCACATTGTTGGTGACAAAATTTTTGAGAATATGCATGGTATGCCCTCCGGCAACCCAATGACGACAATTATCAATTGCATTTTTGGAATGATTATGTTTCGCATGGCGTGGCTTCGGCTTATGAAGCCTGAATATTCAACCCGTAGGGCTGCATTGAAGGGGTTTCGAGCCAATGTCGAGTTGAAGATGTATGGTGACGACAATGCCCAGAACATTTCGGAGTGGGCCATCAAGCGCTATAACCAGCGCACACTTATGATGGTTTTCCCTGAGTTGGGTTTGGGTTACACGAGTGACCAGAAAGATGATCTCGACCCACCCCCATGGCGTCCACTTGAGTTGTGCACCTTCCTTAAGAGGGGTTTTCGTTTCGACGATCTCTCTCAGAAGTGGGTAGCGCCCCTCGATATGAAGACCATATTTTCTATGCTCGACTGGACCAAGAAAGGTGCGAGTGCCGACAGTATTACATTGGACAATTGCGAGAACGCATGTCGTGAGTGGGTGCTGCACGGTAAGAAGTACTACACCGAGCAATCGGCTCGCCTTCAGGCAGTCACAGACGAGGTATTTGGCCCTGGCGCTTTCACTGCCATGTCCTTTAAGGAGGCTTTGGCCGAGAGCGCCACTTACATTCCTGAGTGGATTGCTTTGCATGCTTAAATAATGTTGCAGCGTGGCCTGACGGGGCTTTAAAACCGTCACAGGTTTTGATCCTGATATCCAGTCGCAGGAGTGTATGCGGACAGGTGGAAGCTACCTGGTTTTAAAGAGCGGGCCCCACCCATAGTGGTGGGTCCCCGTCCGGCGGGACGTTAAACACGCGTTAAATCACAGCCTGACGGGGCTATAAACCGTCACAGGTTTTGATCCTGATCTCCAGTCGCCGGAGTGTAGGCGGACAGGTGTAGCTACCTGGTTCTAAAGAGCGGTTCTTCCCATAGAGGCAAGTTCCAATTTTGCGTGTTTGAAGAAACACGCCCCTGCGAAGGGTCATATCTAAATAAACTCTGGAGTCTGGTACACCGCGTGTTGAGGAAACAAATTCCCAGTCTAAACCAAGGCACGTAGGCTCTCTCCAGTAAGGCACTTAGCTTTTTAGCTTTACCGGCCCAGGATAGTGCCCAAAATCCAGGCCAGCTGGGTAGCAGCTATGGCGTTAGTTCTCGCCCGGCTGTGATTTTATTGAACTGCTGAACAAATTCAAGAAGACACCACCACACACGAGGTGGTCACAGA